TAAACTTAAGGTTCCGTTGAACGTCCCCGGCACCGGCTCAGGTCTGTCGATTAGTACGTAATGTGTACAATCGTTCCGCCTGATATGGCTAGTAAACTAGAAGACGCTGATACTTCCCTCAGGTTGGACGAGAAGAAATTCTACACCCCCTCTGAATCTGACGTTAAGCCCGACGATGGGCTTACCTTAGGTCACCCGGCGACAGCCAGTGGTCTGAATATCGGCAGTCCAAGTGAAACAGGATAGGTACCATGAGTGATCGAAAGACGGCTAAAGGCCGTTACGAGGAGCTACGTAAGAAGCGTGAACCTTTCCTGAGCCGCGCCAGAGCAGCGGCCACTATGACAATCCCTTCACTGCTTCCTCCAGAGGGGCATAACGCGCACTCGAATCTTTCTGAGCCATACCAAGGTCTCGGAGCGAGAGCCGTTGTGTTCCTGTCGTCCCGCCTTCTGACAGCGTTGTATCCTCCAGGGGTATCCAGCTTTCGGATGTCAATCCCGGCTGAGGCAATCATCCAGGCCGGTGAACAGGTGGACTCTCAGACTGAGCAAGGTCTGATACTGAGTGAAGAACTTATCAACAGTGAGATTGAGCGTAAGCAGTGGCGCTCCCCCACAAACACAATCCTACAGCAGCTTATTGTTGCGGGTAACGTCCTTGAGCAGATGCTCCCTGACAACCGTATCCGCGCCTATCGTATGGATCAGTTCTGTCAGGTGAAGGACCCGACAGGTCGCCTGTTGGAGATTGTGGTCGAAGAGTTTGTCTTCCCTGATAATCTCCCTGAGGAGCTACAGGCTCTAGCTGCTAGTGCTGATAAGAGTAGTGAGCGTCTTTCCCTCTACACTTGGGCGAAACGTACTCCTGACGGCAAGTGGTCTATCCATCAAGAGCTTGATGAGCATATCATCGAACGCTCAAGAGGTGTCGCCAAGATAAACCCCTTCAATTCTTTGAGTTGGGGACAGTTGATCGGTGAAGACTACGGGCGTGGTAAGGTGGAAGAACACCTTCCTGACCTAAGGGCGCTCGACGGACTTATGGGGTCCTTGCTGAGTGGTGCCGCTATGGCATCAAGGCATGTGACCATGGTTCGTCCAAACGCTGCTGGTGGTCTCAACCTACGTCGTCGTCTCTCTAAGGCAGAGAACGGTGAGTACGTTGTGGGTAATCCTGAAGATGTTGAGATGCTTCAGTTCACTAACACCCCAGGATTACAAATTGCTCAGCAAGAGGTTCAACGCTTAGTCACTGAATTATCTGCTGCGTTCTTGATGAACTCGTCAGCTAGACGTGACGCAGAGCGTGTCACCGCGACAGAGCTTAGGCTCATGACTGAGGAGCTTGAGGGCTCCCTTGGTGGTGTGTTCTCGATGCTGTCTCAGGACATGCAAAAGAACCGTATCGAGCGGCTGATTGCTCAGATGCAGTCTAACGACCAGCTTCCACAGTGGCCTGAAGGTCTTGTGGAGCCAACCATCCTAACCGGCCTTGAAGCTCTTGGCCGTGAGCAGGACGTTGTACGTGTCTCGCAAGCTCTACAGGCTCTCCAAGGGTTTGATCAACAGACCTTGGAGTACGTCAAGATGGAAGAGTTGTTGGGTAAACTATTCAACGGCCTTCAGCTATCGGACGCTGTACGTACCGACGAAGAAGTCCAGCAGCGTCAACAGCAGCAAGCAGCCGCACAAGGGCAGCAAGAAATAGCTACGGCTGGTGGCGTTGCCGCCGCCCAGCAAGTTGCCCAAAGCGTTGTACCACAACAGTAAGTATACTTTGGAGGAATGATGGCAGAAGAAGCCACAACTGAAGAAGGGCCGGTTCCCGGCTCTGATGAGTATAACGAATCCATGGCGGCAAAGGCTCAGGCCGCAAGAGACTATACGGATCAACCGGACCTTCTACCTGCAGACACTAATCCTATGCCTGAAGGAGGGCATGAGAAGTTCTACAACAAAGAAACCGGCGAATACGATTGGCCTAATCACGCTAAAGAACTCCAGTACCGTTTGGAGAATCAATCAGGTGAGAAAGAGCCAACTCAGGAGGACACCAAGGACTCCAGTGACGACCAAGTCAGTAACATTGTGTCTGACGCTGGGCTGTCTATGGATGACCTTGGTGAGGCTATTCGAGACACCGGCAGCATCCCTGACGAGGCTAAAGCCGCGTTGGTTGCTAAAGGTATCCCTGAGGAGCTTATCGACTCCTATGTTGAGAACGCTAAGTATCGTATGGATAACGCGGCGTCTGAATCATTGGAGTATGTTGGCGGCGAGGAAGAGTGGGCCAAGGTGAACCAATGGGCCACTGAGAACCTACCACCGGAAGAGCAGAAGATGTACAACGAGATGTTGGCATCTGACGGATGGAAATCTGCTGTTGATGTCTTGAAGTCCAAGATGAAGGCGTCCACACCGACAGGTCAGGAAGGCTCTCTAGTCACCGGCTCTGAGATGGGTACAGGTCAGCCAATTGGGTATACCTCTAAGGCTCAGATGCTGGCTGATATTCAGAACCCGCTGTATCAAAATGATCCAGCCTTCAGAAACAACGTAGCGCGGAAGATCGCTGTCAGCACTTATCAAGAAGAGTTCAACGATCCCTTCGCAGCTTAACGCATCCCTGGTGGTTTCGACCGCTGGGTGCGGGGCCTCTTCGGAGGCCCTTGCTTTTCGCTCTGCCCCCAGTCCTAAAATGTATTACGGGCTGGGGGCTTCTTTTATTTTGGAGAACCCATGGTCGATAAGAACTGGCCTGAGAGGCAACGAGTAACTGTCTCCACAGATAGAGCTAGTGGAGACTATGAGGTTACCGAAGAAACGGACACAAACCTTAACCAAATATCTAACGCGCTCAACACTCTGATTGAGGAGCAGCGCCTCACTAACTTCCTGTTGAAAGGTATCCTCCAATGACTATCTCAATTATCAAGGATGGTAGAGGAACAGGGGAGAATGCTGGCGTTGACGCCAACGGTCGCGTCCTTGTTTCCTCCGTCCATAAAACCACTGAGCTACAGGCCGCGATTGACGGCGATGCTTACAATCTGAATACAGGCGATATTGCCTTGACGGATGGAACTGTTACCTCGTCTATCTTATGGTTCAAGAATACGGACTCCAATGCCTACGTTCTCAAGGCTTTAGCCTTTGGGCAGAATACCCGAGGTGGGACTATTAACGATGGCGCGGTTGTCACGATGGTCCGTAACCCTACGGCCTTGTCGGTAAGTAACGCAATAGCGCAGTCAGGCAACCGTAACTTCAATGATGCGTCGTCGGCCCCCGCTACAATATATGCAGGTGAACAGGGCGCTACATTCACAGGCGGTACTGACATTGCTCAGTTCTATATGGGTGGCGGGAATCGGTTGTTCGCGGGAATCGACTTCTACCTCCCCCAAGGATCATCGATGGGTGTTAAATACCTTGGAAACAACACAGGGGCGGTTGATGTTTATTCTGCCCTTATCGGTTATTGGGAGGGCTAAGCCATGACTATGGAAGTCATCCTCAAGAATAACTCTGACGGCACGACAGTCGGAGTCTCGCCAGAAAACCAGTTGAAGGTTGTCGCTGAGAGCAAAAGCCTTCAGCATTTCATCAGCCAAGAAAAGCAAAACACCTATCAAGTTATCGGAACGGCAACTATCGCCAATGCGACGACGACGGTTTTGCATTTGCAGAACACGGACCCAGAGCGTGATATGGTCATCAGCTACATTCGTGTTCAGACCATTGACGCTGCTAGTGGCACGGCGCTGCCGTCTGCGAACACCTACTTTGACATCGGCCTTGACCGCACCGTTAGCAGCGGTGGATCAGCAGTTACGCCGATCAACGTCAATGCGTCCAGTGGTAAGACCGCCAGCGTTACGGCGACAGCGGCTGGACCAACTATGGCTGGAACCTTTGCGGAGATTGATCGCTGGTATTGTGATGCTGACGCTGGTTCTAACACGTTCAGAAAAGAAGGCAGCATTATTCTGGGCCTAAACGACACCATCGAAATCCGCCTGACTTCTGACCATACGAGCGGCACGGCCTATGCTCGTATCACGTTTATGATGATTGACAGTGTGGCCTAATGCTTAACGTATCTCTCGTCAACCCACTCAATAAAAAAGCACTGCACATCGAAGAAGCTTACAAGCCCACAGTTGAGGTAACTGGGGAGGAAGTTACGCCCGTTATTATGACTGGTGCACAGGCCCATGGCACGTTTACCAGCGGCAGCCGATCCAGTGGTGGTACGACGGTCCTCGTATCACCCAAAGCAGATGGCTCGCTGATCCTGACCGATCTCGTTTTGGGAACAGATAAGGTCAACGGCGCGACTGTCACCATTCAAGTTACAGATGGATCGCAAACTGAGATAGTGTTTGCAACTAACGTCACCGACGCCCCTGCCAACCTTGCCATTGGTTTTGCTGGCCGCTGGCAGGGCTGGAAAGACGCGAGGGTGGAACTTGTCACGACGGGGACCGTCGATGCGACAGTATCTCTCGGCTATATCAAAGTGCCGGGAGGCTTGCCGTACCAAGAATGGGACTCCCTTAGGTAACCTTCCCGGTGGGGTTAAACACCGGGCCTTATTCTCCCCGCCTAACCAGCGGACGAATGCGTTACGTTCCTTGTTCCTGTTCCTTTGGTGGTCCCATAGGAGAGGGTTGGCGTATCGTGTGACAAGTAACGACTCCAGACCCACTACGGTGGACAATCTGTCGAGATGAAACGAGTCCGAAATTCATCCTTAACAATAACACTAACAAACAGGTGAACTATTATGGCTCACGTAGATGGCTTTGCGGCCACTGTGTACGCTCAGTTCGTCCAGGCTGTTGCCAATGACATCGATTTTGAAGTCGGTATTGGCTCCAATGTGAATATGACGGATGTGCCGATTGGCAAATCCCCGTTCACGGATATGACGGCTTCGGACACGATTGCGTACCGCGCTACTTCCCTGGAAGACCCTTCCAAATGGGAAGTCGGTATCGTCACGTATGACGGTACGAACGATCAACTTACTCGTGCCGACGCTTCTGTCTTGGCTTCGAGCAACTCCAATAACACTGTTGACTTCAAACGGTCTGATGGATCGGGCGGTGGTCAGGTTCTTGTCGAAGGTATCGCGGGCTTGGGCGCTCTTGCCGCCGCGTACACGATCACCAACCACACGGCTGACCGCGCAATGGACTGCAACACGGCTGCTGATGCAGAGATTGCTGACGTTCTTGGGTCACTCATTCTTGATCTCGCCAACGCTGGCGTCATCAAAGCAACTGTTTCCTAAGGAGGTCTGACTTATGGCTACTGGAACTGCTTCTAACCCCGCACGTTGGGGTTATGGTCAGTCTACAACTGACTCCCGTAATCTGTGGCTCGACGTATTTGGCGGCGAAGTCATGGCAGCGTTCGACTTGGCGACTGTCTTCATGGACAAGCACCAAGTTAAGACCGTTGGTGGTGGCGCTCGCAGCTACAAGTTTCCGAAAGTTTGGAAAGCTGTCGCTGAGTACCACACTCCTGGCACGGAACTGCTGGGCGAAGACATCGACACGACTGAGATCACGGTCACCGTTGACGACATTCTGGTGTCGCACACGGCGCTCGCTGACCTCGACAAGATGCTCTCGCACTTCGATGTCCGTGGCGAGTTCTCGAAAACCATGGGCGCTTCGCTCGCCAAGGTGTTCGATAAGAACGTCGCACGTCAACTGATCCTCGCAGCCCGCACGACTGCTGATGGTCCCTTCCCGGCTGGTAACGTCATCACCGACGCCAACGCCTTGAACACGTCCTCGACCAGCGGCATCGAGTGGATCGAAGTGATCCGCGAATGTAACCGTCTGTGGCACGAGGCCGATGTCCCTGAGGACCAGCCGCGCTACTTGGCGGTCAACTGGTACGTCTTTGACGCGCTGAAGTACGCCGCGGACGCCAATGGTCACTACTTGGTCTTGAACCGGGACTTCGCCGGTCAGCCCAACAGTGGCGGCATTGGTAGCCGCGTCGAGTCGATGGTCATCGACGGTGTGACGGTCGTCAAGACCCGTAACGCTCCGTTCACGACTGACGAGTCGGCTGACACCAGCGTGTACTCCAAGTACCGTGGTGACTTCTCCACGACCACGGGTATCGCTTGGACGCCCATGGCTATGGGTTCCGTCAAAGTGATGGATATCAACTTCGAAGACGAGCGTGACGCCCGTCGCCTCGAAGACTTCTTGGTCGCTAAGATGTTGGTAGGACACGGAACTTTGAGAGCAGAGTGTGCGATTGAAATTAAGACATCGTAATTAAACTTGGCTACTCAACCCTGTCGCCACTGCGGTGACGAAAAACCTCTATCCGAATTTGAACTTCGGAAAGACTCACGTAAACACAGAACTGAATGTAAACGATGTCGTTCAAACCGCGAAGCGGCTAAACGATATGGAGTTACAATCGGTGAAGTTGACACTTTACGTGAGTCTCAAGGTAATTGCTGTGCGATATGTGGGACACATTCAGATGACGTTTCTCACTCATCGTTCAGGCACAATCCTTTAGTCATAGACCACTGTCATAGCACAGGGGAAGTTAGAGGTCTTCTCTGCCCTGGGTGCAACAGTGGTCTAGGACACTTTAAGGATGATCCTGAGCGCCTTCTAGCGGCTGCACAGTATCTCCTTAAGTCCCATTAAGAGGACAATCAAAAACCTATGGCTCCCCAGTAGTTTTGTCTGGGGAGCCATTTTTTTCGTTTAGGGAACCAAATGGCACTTACTAAGATCGAAGCCGTCAACCTGATGCTTGACGCAATTGACGAGGAACCTATCTCCTCGTTGGACTCAGGGTTACCTGACGCAGAGACTGCTGAACGGTTCCTTGACCGGACTAAGAAGGACGTGCTGGCTAAAGGTTGGCACTCCAATACAGATATTGAATATACCCTGACCAGGGACTCCAGTAACGAGTACCAAGTGCCTAGCTTGGCTCTACGGATTGATACCTCTGGGTCAGATAAGAGTGTGAATGTGGCCGCACGGTACGACGGAGGAATCCGTAAGTTGTACCATGTGAAAGACCAGACGTTCACCTTCTCGAAC